CGGGTCGGTGTTGGCTAATAGTGATGAAAGAATAAAAACAAATGTAGAAGATGTTCCTGATGATTTGGCATTGGAAATGGTAAGAAATATACCATGTAGATATTATGAATATAAAGATAAAAAATCACGTGGAAATAAAAAAACAATAGGATTTATAGCACAAGAAGTAAAAGAAATACTACCGATGGCAGTTGGAGAACAAACATCTATTATTCCGAATGAAATGCGTGTATTGGAAAATATAACTTGGGAAACAATTACAGATGGAAGTAATAATAAATATAAATTAACGACCGATTTACAAGACGTGAGTGGGATAATATATAGATTTTATGTTAGTAATGACCCAAGTGGGAATGATGAGTGTGAGAAAGAAATAAAAGGAAATAGTGACAATACATTTACATTTGAAGAAAAGTGGAATAACATATTTTGTTATGGTAAAGAAGTTAATGATTTTCACACTTTGAATAAACAAAAATTATTTACTTTGAATTTTTCAGCAACACAAGAAATAGATAAAATACAACAACAGGAAAAAACAAAAGTCCAAAATCTACAAACCGAGTTATCTAATGCGAACAATATAATTCAACAACAAGCAGTTAAAATAACTACATTGGAAGGACAATTAGCAGAAATATTAACAAGACTATCCAATCTAGAAAAATAACAAATGCCATACAAATCTATAATATCATAAATTAAACAGTATAATTAAATTATTACACTGTTTAATCTAGTATTACAATGTTTAATCTAATTATTACACTGTTTAATCTAGTATAACACTCTTTAAACTAACACAGAAATCGGTTATATAATGAGAAACCGGTTAAATAACGAGAAACCGGTTTTAGAGAAAAAAAGGGTTTTTTTTTTATATTAATGCCGGATTAATATAAAGGTTGTCTAGTTATAGACTAGTCTAGTCTTTCAAGTGGGTAAACACTTAGAAGCAGTCGTCTTCCTCTTCATCTTCTTCGCTCTCAGAATCAGAAGACAAGACCAACTCTTGAACCTTGCTTTCTTGGCGGAGCTTGTTACGGCGTTCGACCAATTGCACCTTGGTCAAATATTCGAACTTTGCAGGAATATTCCGAGATTTACCAAGATTGACCCAGACCGCACAATGTTTTATAAGATTGTAAACACTATTACCCATCACTTCTGAGAAAACATTGTGCGAATGTGGACATTCCGCCCATCCACAGTATCCACGCTTCATGTTAAAACAAATCGGGGTAGAAACATAATTCATTATTGAGTTAATAATATTTAAGGTATATGTTTACACTAAGAAAAATGAATTATCCCTTTCAATTTTTTCATTTCTAATTCACTTCATTCTACAAAGAGAAAAAAAGGGGTTTTTTTTTCATTAGCTCATCAATTACCAACCCTTTACTTTTTCTACTACTTAAAATTTCCTTTTTATAATTTATTTTTTTTTCATTTTCTATATCTCCAATTGTTTTAAGATTTACCCAAAAATTTTTGTTATTTTCAAAAAAATTTATTAAAGTATCACACACTTCTATATTTATAATATTATCATATATTTTAATGTAATCATATTCTTTTTTTTTTTTATATTTCTCTAAATTTAATGCGTCTATTAATATATTATTTATTATTTTTATTTAAATATATAAAAATATTATATATCAAAACAATACATTTAATTATGTAAAATTATGAATTTCTTTAAAAAATATATTGCGTGAATTGTCGTATTAATAATAAAAATATTGTTATTAAAATTATGTTTAATGCACCATCATTAATATTATCAAAATTTTTAATATCGTATTTTGTTTCATATAAAATATCCATAAAATCTGGACCAAAATTTTTAAATGGGTTTTTGTGATGATTCTCATGACAATTATTTCTCTCTTTTAAAGAATAATTTATTAAATGATAACTTGCATAACTTAATGCCCAGAGTATAATTATATTATAATTAAAATAATAATTTACTTTTTTAATTGATATTTTTACATCATAAAAATAAAATAATAATATTAAAAATCCACCACAATTAAATAAATTTTGAAGTCCTTCAAAAAATATAAAATACCATTTTTTATTAATAATTGAATCGTGATGATAATTTGTATGAAAATTAAAAAATATATTATAAAAAGAATAAAATATTAATTTTATTGAATTTGGTATTTTAATTTTTTTACAACATTCAAAACTTTCATAAAAGGCCAATGAAAAATTCTTAAATATTGAATAATGTGAATAATAATGGATTTTATAACTAAATATTATTGAAATTATAAGTGATAAAAAACCCATAAATATTTTGTAAGTTAATTTAGACCCTTTCTCTCCATTTTGAATATATGAAAATATTAATGTTGCTATAAATAATATTGAAAAATATAGATAATTTAATCTAATATATTCAATAAAATATTTATATTTTTTTTTCACCTTTTTGTATTTTTTTTCCTTAATCTTTTTATTATTTTTAATTTTTTTTTTAATTTTGTTATTTTTCATTAGTTTATTAATTTATATAATTAAATAATAATAAACATATTGTTATAATTATTAAATTTATAGAACCATCATTCATATTGTCTAAATTATTTATATTATGTTTTGTATTATAATAAATATCCATAAAATCATATCCATAATTTAAATTAATATATTTGTGATGAACATTATGTGAATGTCCCTTAGGTTTTAATTCGTAATTAATTAAATGATAAGTTGCATAAAATAAACTCCATAAAAAAATTGTCTTATAATTAAAAGAAAAAACATTATTAAAAAAATGAAGTTTAAAATCAAAAAAATAAAATAGTATTATAAAAATACCACCTGAATTTATAATATTTTGAATAAATTCAATAATATAATTATGCCATTTTCTATTAATAATTGAATCGTGGTGTATTTTATCGTGAAAATCACCATATATTGCAATAAATTTAAATAAATTAATTATTGGATAATATAATATATATTTAGTTTTAGAGAGATTTAAGTATTTTAAAAAATCATTATATATTTTATAAAAATTATATGAATGAGAAAACACGTGTATATGATAACTTAGATAAATACTAATAAATAATGAAAAAAATGACATAAATATTTTTGTGAAAATATTCTTTTTATTTTTAAAATCCGTTAAAATAATCGTACAAATTAAAAGCGTTATGAAAAAAATATAACTTTTTTTTATACATTTTTTTAAATTTTTTAACGTTTCCTTTATTTTATTGCCATTTCTCTCTTTTTTATTTTTTATTTTTGATTTCTTTTTTTTATTTTTATTTTTTGTCTTATTTTTTTTTATTTTTTTCTCCATTAAATAATATAGTATTTTAAAATTCTTATCTAATTATAACTTTTTTTTTATTAAAAATATGAAAGTATATTAAAAACATTATTTAATGTATTTAATATATGGAAATTTTTACAGCAAATCATAATACTACTACAAATTTTCTTGTTAAAATTCAAGAAATTAATGCAAAATTTAAAAAAGAAAAAAAAAATTTAAAAGTTCTTATAGCTAAAACTGCAAAAAATCAAGCAGAACAAATATTGGCCAATGATAATGACGATATGGGAAATCCAGAAGAGTTATGTAAAAAACTTGCTCAATTCAAATTAAAATATGATTCTATTATTTTGAAACAGAAGCAAGAATCCGATGTTCTTATGAATGAATATTATGTTGAAATTTATAATAATATGAATAAAGAAAAAATAACAACTGTTAAAAAAAATTATGATGATATCATTAGATTAGAAGTTTATGATAAATATATTCAGACAGATATTAAAAATTGGGATGTAGAAAAAGATAAAAATATTTGGCCTACAAATCATCCTTTTGAAGATTTATTTACACGTCATTTGACTGGTGAACAATGGTTTAATAATTTTAAATATACTATTAATCAAAAAATTAAGGAAAAAAGGTCTGTTAAAAGGAATGTCGTCAATTTAAATATATAATGATTTAAGCAAAAAACTATTTAAAAAGATATTATGTTAATATAATGTCTGCGTGGCGCAATTGGACAGCGCGCGACACTTCTAATGTCGAGGTTCTCGGTTCAAGTCCGAGCGTAGACTCCAACTCACCATAGCTCAGATGGTAGAGCGACAGACTGTAGTAGTTTATAATTCTATAGAATTATTCTGTAGAAATCTGTTGGTCACTGGTTCGATTCCGGTTGGTGAGAAATTTAAAAAGTTATATTATTATTTTTGTATTTAATAATATAAATTGATTTTAAAAACGGTTTGCTTATATTTATTTATATAATTTATTATGAATAAGTCTTATACTTGGAAACATTCGCCAAAAACATTTAAAAAATTATAAATAAAACAATAAAGAAAAACAATAAAGAAAAATTTTTGGATATTTATTTAATGGAATTAACAAAATACGAAATTGGTCAAATATTTGGATATGTTGGAACAGTTTTTAGTTTTTTTTTATTTATGCCACAAGTTAGACACGTATATAAAACAAAAGATACATATTCTATTAATAAATGTTATTTAAATTTAGAAGTAATTGGTAGTAGTATTAAATTAATATATGCAATATTAATAGAAGAATATCCATTAATAATTTCAAGTATTTCAATTATGACTTGTATTTTTTTAATTTATATTCAAAAATTAAAAGAAAAACCTAAGCCACAAAGTAATATTTTACCTATTGTTGATTCAATTAAAGAAAAAAGAGAGAAAAAATAAGAAAAAGAGGAAAAAGAGGAAAAAGAGGAAAAAGAGGAAAAAGAGGAAAAAGAGGAAAAAGAGGAAAAAGAGAAAAAACAGAATAATAAAAAAATGAAAAGTATATAATTATTAATATTTTATTAATAATTATATAAAATTTCTTATAAAAAAATTATGAATATATAATACCTTGTAATTTAGTTTCTGTATCATAAATAAATTCAATTAATGTTGATATTTTATAAAATACTTTTTTTAATAATGATTCATTATCATTAATTAATTCTAATTTATAATATCCATTTTTTTTTATTCCAATTTTTAATAATATTTTACATAAATCTTCAGGTGATTTATTTGGAATTACATATTTTTTACTATTATTAAAAAATTGTAATACCCAATTATGACTTTCATAAGTTAATGAAAAATAATTACAATAACACACTGGTTTTCTAAGGTAAATATTATAAATATGTTTAAAAGATGGTGTGAATTGTGGGTTAAGCGGAACTGCGTAAGCTACTTGTTGAGACATATATATAATAATAATTTTTTTTTATTTAGGCACGTTTGTAAAAACCGGGTCTCCATTCAACGTATTTTTTTCCATTGTATGTAAATGATTTTTCTCCATTTTTTCTAGCCTTTTCTTTAGCTATCATATATGCGTTCATTCCTTTTTTTCCTTTTCTTTTAGATGTTTTTGTCTTTTTTTTTAAATTTGCTGGTTGTTTTTTTGATGATTTTGATATTTTTCTGCGTTTTCTTGGACGATTTGGGCGTTTTTTTGATTTTGACACGCTTTTTCTCTTTCTACGCACTCTTTTTGTTCTTCTTAAGGAAAGTTTTTTTGCTGTTCTTCTTTTTGCCATTATTATAATATATATTAATATATTAATTTCCTAAAATATATAAATATTATATGTATAATATGTTAAATGGCATTAGAAAGAATAAAAAGAGAGTATGAATTAATTAAAGAAGATCCTCCAGCAAATTGTTCTGCAGGACCAAAAAACGCATCCGATGATTTATTTAAATGGCAAGCTACAATTATGGGACCAACCGAAACACCATATGAAAATGGTGTTTTTTTTATGGATATTCTTTTTCCAAAAGAATATCCATTTAAACCTCCTAAAATATATTTTATAACAAAAATATATCATCCAAATATTAATAGTTCAGGTGGTATTTGTTTGGATATACTTAAAAACCAATGGAGTCCTGCATTAACTATTTCTAAAGTTCTTTTATCTATATGTTCATTGCTTAGTGACCCGAATCCGGATGATCCGCTTGTTCCATCTATTGCAAATTTATATAAAAATGATAATGATTTATATGTGAAAAGAGCCAAATTATATACATTACGTTATGCAACTATGTAATTTGAATAATTCCTTTCCAATTATTATTAATTTCAATTATTTCAAATTCGCCCATTTCAAAATTACTATTAATTTTTATATTTTTATTAAAGCATTTCTTTATATAATTACAAACAGACATATGTGTAACCATTAAAATATTTTTGTTTGTATTTTTATATTTATGGCAAATTTTATAAATAAAAGGACATATTCTATTTTGTAAATCATTTTCATTTTCTAAAAATGTAATATTAGATAAAAAATGTGAACTAGTATAATCTTTATTAAATAAATTTAATAAATGATGATGTTTTTCAAGTTTTTTATATTCACATTCTGAAAATTTTTTACTATTTATATTAAAATCTGGTTTTTGGCAATATTCGTAAAGTGCATTTTCAATATTTACTTTTTTATTATGTTTTTTACAATAAGGATAAATTGTTTGTAAAGTTCGCAAAAAAGGCGATGAAAATATTAAATCTATGTTCTCAGGTAATTTATTTTTTAAATTTTCCGCATTTTTTAACCCTTCATCTATTAAAGGTGAAAAAAATAAAGAACTATTTTCTCTTTTACAATGCCTTAAAATATATAATTTCATATTAATATTATATATTTTTAATTTTTTAATTTCTTTTATAATATCATAATGTTCAAAAAATTATTGAGACTAGCTTTTGGAAAAAAACAAACTATGAAAAAAAGAGGAAGAAAAAAAAGAAGAAAATCAAATACTTTAAAAAAAAATAAATCTAAAAAAAATAGAATGAAATCAGCACCACGCGTTAAAAAAGGAGAAACAGCAAAAAGAAAAGGAAAAACAGCAAAAAGAAGAAAAAGAGGAAGACCAAAAAAAAAAAAATTAAAAGGCGGTGGTAGAGATTCTACAAATCCTACCGGGTTTGGTGGTAATTGGAATAATAATAAACTAATTGGTGGGGGGTGAAACGAAACCAACCAACCACTTTTAAAAATATAATTTAATTCTTATATAAAAATACTTATAAATATTTGAGATGACAACAAAATTTTTAAAAATATGAAAATATTGTTTGAAAAAAATATTTTATTTGTATAAACCTAAACAACAAACTTTAGAAAGTTCTACTACCGCATTAATATTTAATTCTCCTTTAGTTGCTGATACAACTAAATCAATTATATCACCAACTATTCCTTCATTTATCATAAATAATAATGTTTTTTCTTTATCATCACTTATAGGTGCTTCAACAATTATTTGCTTTACTAATTTTTCTACTAATTGTTTTTGTTCTTCACCTTTTACATTCGTTGCTTCTACTATTTCCATTGCAAAACGAACCACTTCTATAATTGTTTTTGCATTTATATCAATATTTTTTGTTTTTTTTTTTAATTCTTTTAATGCATTTTCATATATAGTTGACATTTATATACTTTATTAAATTGTTATTTTTAAATTTATTTATTTATAAATAAAAATTATTTTTTACTTATTAACAAAATTTTTATAATAAAAAAAAATTTTGTTAATAAAATTTGTAATATTTTTACATCCCTTTTATAAACATTTTTGCATATTGTTTCTCCTTTTCTATCATTTTTTCCTATTTTCTTCTTTTTCAAGTTCAAACTCATTTTCTTTACATTGATTACGACGACGACTAGCCATTTGTTTACGTTTTCTATTAAGTTTTTTTTGACGATAACAATATTGTTCTTCAAAACTATTCCATTTATTTGATACAACATAACTTGTAGTACCATCACCAGAATATTCAAACCTTAGAGCATAACCTTTTGGATCATCATACATTTCTTTTGAAATTGGAAAATAAATTGATTTTCCATTGTGAAAAATTTTTCCTGTATGTTCAATGTGAATTCCCCTATTATTCGTCCAATAACCTTTTTTTTCTTTTTCCCAAATCCAATTATTGGAACGCATATTGTTCATAATATTATGGTAGCTTGACATTTTATATAGTTTTATATAAGGTTTTTTCTCTTTGTTGTTTTTACTTATTTATTATAGTTTTTTTTGTTATTATTAAAATAATTTTTTTTTTCTTCAATTTTTTTAATATATTTAAAAAAATATTTTAACAAAAAATAAAATTTTATTTATAAATATAATACTTTTTTTAAGAATAAAAAAAATTGATTTTAAAATTAAATGATTAAGTATTATAATAAAATATTTATATTATGTGTGACACAAAATTTAAAATATCAAATAAAACAATGAAGTTATTGTCAACTCTTCATTATTATGCTGAAACAAGTGATATGAATATTAAACACGCAGCCGGAATAGTTAAAAATGGAAAAATTATTGATATTTCTACAAATTCACATCGTTCAAGTTATAATTTTAATGGAAAAAATTACGTTCAGTGTAGTTTACACGCTGAAATGGCTGTAATTCGCAAACTAATTTATAATCTAGAAAAAAATAAAAAATATAAAACTAGAAAAATGAATAAATATACCCTATTTGTAATTAGAAAAAATTATTCTAATTCAATGCCTTGTAAACATTGTTCTAAATTAATTAAAAAATCTGGTATATCTAAAATTTATTATTCAAATGGAAATCCAAATAAAGATTATTTATCTAAAATTAAAGCTAAAAACCTGAAAGGTACACATCAATCAAGGGCTGTAGTAATAAGTTCAAATTATTTAACAAATTAATTTAAATAATTTTAAAATAAAAATAAAAATAAAAATAAAAAATATTTTTTATTTTTATTTTATTTCCCAGTAGAACCAAAACCACCTGACCCCCTAATAGTATTATCTAAATTATCGACAAGAACCACTCTAAAAGGCGTTAGATTTGGAGTACAAATTTGAACTAATCTACTACCTTTTTCAATTGTTTCTGTTGAACTACTGAAACAATCAAAATATCCAGCTAAATTTCCACGATAACCAGAATCAATAATACCTGTATTATTTGCTAATCTAAATTGTGATTTTGAAATAGATGACCTTGGATAAATGTAAAACGCAGAAGGCCTACCGTGAACATCATACATCGCACATTGAATATGAAAATCAATTTTTTTTGTTTGAATAACTCTATTTGTAAAAGGGAATTCTATCTCTTTTTGAATATAAATATCAAAACCAGAATCAGGATTATTGTTATTTTCTAAATTATAATTTACCTTTTCAATCTGTTTTTTATAAAGAGTTGAGAGAAATCCATTGTCATTTACAATTTTTAGTTTAAGAGTATACATTTTTTTTGTTATTAATAACATTTTTTTTTAAAATTCAATTTTTTTATTTAATATATATATAATGTTTGACAATATGTTTTTTGGAAAAATTAATCAAGATTATTGTTTGTATTTTTATTTCTTAATGGTTATTTCATTTATTATTTTATTATTTTTAGTATTTGGATTATTAAAATGCTTATTAATAAATAAATTCAATATTCATATTATTAATGCACATATTTTAGGATTAGTCACATATTTTTTAGTTTATTTCCAATCTAGATTATTATATTCAATGTGTCATATGCATTATTAATTTATGAAAAAAAATATATATATATTAAAATATAAAAGATAAATACAATTATTGATGTTTTGTAAGTAATTTTCTCTAATGATATAGAAATCGCATCTAGATCATCATTGGTTAAAGGTTGTCCCATTTTTTATATATTTTAAATTATTAATTTAAGTTATTTTAATAATTTATTTTTTACAAATTGTTTTATTTTTATTTTTGTCTAATTTACAATAAGAACAAATAAAATTATTTTCTACATTTGCTTTTAATTTCTCTAAATAATCCGATTGAGGATTTTTTAAATTTTCAAGATCTGATAATGATTTTTTAACTTTATTATTGTCTACAATAATTGATATTTCATTGGCGTGAATACGACCCAATATTCGATTATTTTTACAATAACATTTAGGACAAATATTATTTTTTATAGTATATGTTTGTTGTCCCTTTTTATTACACGTTGTAATAATTTCATTATTTTGTATTTTTTTTTGAATTTCTTTATAATTGGAATTTAACGCACAGTTTTTATTTTTTAAAATAATATCAGAAGATTTATTATTATTAAAAGTTTTTTTTTTTAAACAATCATTGTTAAAACTTCTTTTTACAAAATTTAAGCCATTGCTACATTTATTTTGACTATTTTTAGAATATAATTTAGGATTTTTTAATCTTCTTTGATAATTTGCATAACTTGATTGATTGCTTGAAACCGGTTTTCTATATGAAATATCACATAATTTATTATTATTGCAATTTATGGAATTATTGATACAACTTCTTAAAATACCCCTATTGGTCATATTTAAATTAAAACATCCTTTATTATTATTAAATCTTGGATTTTTTGCTTTTGATTTTCTTGCCAAAACAGCCAAAGACATTTATATATTATAAATATTTAAAATTCGCAAGATATAGCTATTTTTTAAATAATAAAAATATATATGGATAATTATACAAGTAAAGAAAAAGAAAATATTTATTCTTTTAAAAATAATATTGAAGTTAAAGAATTAAATTATTCAGGTTGTTTATTTATTAATTGTTCAAATATATATCCTAAAAAAAAATTATATAATTTATATATTTCATATTTTGAAGAATGTATTTTTAAAGCACAAGAAATATCAAAAAAAAATAATAAAAAAGGTATTATTTGTCATATTAATTTAGAAAATATTCGTATTAAAAATTTTTCTATGAAATTTATTAAATTACTTAATAATAAAATTAATAATAATGTTTTATTAGAGGATTCATTAGATATTGCTTATTTTTACTATAAAAATATTATTACAAAAAAATTATATGATTTTATATATTCTATAATTGATAAAGATACAAGAAAAAAATACAAATTAATTAAAGTTGAATAAATTATATTTTCAAAAATATATAAAGTATAATTATATATTTTATTAATATGAATAATAAGAATTTAAAAAAAAATAAGATAAATTCAAGATTTAACTATATTAAAAAAAATTTTGAAAATGAAAATAAAAAAAGAATAGAAAACGAACAACATAGAAACGAAATTAGGAATAAAATTAATTCTAGATTCGATTTTGTTAGAGATGATTTTGAAAATGAAAATAAAAAAAGAATAGAAAACGAACAACATAGAAACGAAATTAGAAATAAAATTAATTCTAGATTCGATTTTGTTAGAGATGATTTTGAAAATGAAAATAAAAAAAGAATAGAAAACGAACAACATAGAAACGAAATTAGAAATAAAATTAATTCTAGATTCGATTTTGTTAGAGATGATTTTGAAAATGAAAATAAAAAAAGAATAGAAAATGAACAACATAGAAATGAAATTAGGAATAAAATTAATTCTAGATTCGATTTTGTTAGAGATGATTTTGAAAATGAAAATAAAAAAAGAATAGAAAATGAACAACATAGAAACGAAATTAGGAATAAAATTAATCCCAGATTCGATTTTGTTAGAGATGATTTTAAAAAAGATTTTAATAATAAAACATATTCTAATTCTTTCAAAATTAAAAAAAAAAATATTAAAAAAGAATTTAATATAAATGAAAACGAGTTTCCTTCATTATAAGTTTAATATATCTTTTTTTTTTTTTATATAATAATAATGAATATAGATAAATATTTATTTAATAAAGATATTGAAAAAATTAATATTTTTTGCATTTTTATAAATAATAAAAACGAGATTTCCCTAATTAAAAAAAACAA